CCCCAATACTTTTCAACATCCTTGATTATTTCGTATGAGACGTAATAACTATCAAGATACTTCTTCAACCAATCTCTCAATGTGACACGTGCACATCTACAAATTGCTCTTGCACATTCAATATTATACAAGTGGAATGAGTCAGTCAAACATACACCATACAAAGAGTTAATGATGTTCTTCTTATTCAACTGAATATTGTGGTATCTCATCTTAGCATCATTATCACCTCTTGCTGCAGCTTCTGCCTTCAAACGCTTATATTCCTTACGTTCAGCGAATACCTTCTTTGCAATTGATGGAATGATTGCATCATCAGTTCTTAAGAAACCTACTTCAGCAACGTCAGTCAAAATTACCTTACCACTTTCTACATCTTCCTTCTTAGGATGCTTAACAACTACTTCTGGTGAAATGTTGAACTGCATAATATGGTGAGGATATGAAGACGTAATATCGAATGACATACACCAGTCATAACGTCCTGGATAGTCATAACAATAACCTGCCTTTACATGGAATTCTTCGAATGGATGAACATCTGGATTTGACAAACGTGCTTTTCTGAACTTTGCCATTTCACATTCGTTTTCATATTCAGTGTTCTGATAATATAATGAACCATCCTTTAGATGTGTTTCATAACACTTTTCTTCTCTCCACCAGTCTTCATGGTGTGTTTCTCTATCATTGAATACTCTACCTTCATTATGAAGATACTTCATGATATAACCTTCAGAAGTTGGTACCTTCATAAAAATCTTATCCAAATTAACCAAGGTATCATAAGCATATTCAATAATCAATGGGAAAATCTTCTTCTTAACTTCCAAATCTACTAGCAACCAAACGTCATCTCGGTTATAGTGTTTGAAACGCTTTTTCTTCTTCTTATAAGTTTCGTTGATTTTACCTTCATATTCCAACTTACCTTGTCCTAATTCCATATTGCAAACATAATTCAATGCAAATGAAGACATAGGTGGATGGTCAGCGAACATCTTATACAATTCCATGTAATCTAGAGAATATAGACCTGGAATTTCCCATGTTGAACCTAAGTCAACGTCAGGTAGTTTTCTATCAAAGATTTTCTTTTCATTTGGCATCTTTGCCAATGGAGACAAAGCTCTTTCGAATTCAGTAGCAACATCCCACAATGCACGTAATCTGTGACATCTATTGATAATATAAGGAATATCGTATGCTTCTGAGTTCCATCCTGAAATAATATCAAATTTTTGTTTATTGAACCATTGCAAGAATTTCTTCATCATTATTAATTCGTTTTCACAAACAAATTCAATAAATGGTCTTGTTTCTGGGTCATCATCAGCATTAGGTTCATTTTCAAGTGTAGTAAATGTATACATCTTCTTGTCTTTTGTAGAATAACAAGAAATACAGTTGATTGGCCATAATGCTTTATCAGAAGCAGGGAAATCATATTCAACATAACATGAGTCCTTATACTTCTTCCAGGCGCTCTCACGTTCATCCCAGACTTCAAAATTATCGGTAGGATAGTTTACATCGAAGTCATATAACTTAATATCAGAGATGCTCTTGGTCGTCTTATTTCTGATTTTGATAATGTGGTCATCATAGAATTGTGATCCTGATGCCACTTCAATATCGAATAGACATATATTCCATTTTGTAATATCTGGCTTTAATTCTACTTTGTCATAACGATCATGCATGAATTTGACTTCAGGTTTGAAATCACTTTCAGCAACAATAATGCCAGAATTCTTTAAATTTTGGATGACTGATTTGTCAGAATAAAATAATTTCTTCATGTAATTTCCATGAATATCCTTAAAATCTGTTGGTTCATTTGACTGAATATAACAGTATTGTTCATAAGGATATTTGTGGAATTGATTGTCATCCTGTTCTTTCAAATAGATAATTTTCTTAAAATTATCATATACACATTGTTTATATCCAAACATTTTATTTTTCCTTCAACTCGCTGTATTATACGGATTTTATGTTCATAAAAAAATATCATGCCTTATTCAGGCATGATAAAATATAATAAAAAATTTTAATTAAGCATTCAACTTCTTAATAAAAATTTCTAGATTTTGCAAAGCTTCTAGATAACCTGCTTTCTTACCTGCGAGTTCTCCTGCTTCATATCCTTTCTTGAATGCAGCCTTTTCTGCTTCTTCCTTTGGTTCCTTTACCTGTGGTACTGCGCATGCGGATAGTTCCTTACGAGCACGGTTAGGGAATGACTTAATAGCACGTAGCTGATTAACCAAAACGTCTTCTGCTTCTACTGCACCAGTCTGATCGATAGTTGACATTGTTTGCATATTATTTACCTCGTATTCACTTAGTTGTTATTTAGTTTTACCATTTTGTTAACATGATATGTTGAACTCTATTATCTTCTTCATTCTTTCTGATATTTTCTGGTATCATGTGCTGATATTCCATAGGTATCATCGATAAATCAGGTAATTGTTCAAATTCTTTCCATTTATTTACACTTCCAAAAATCAAATCATATAATTCAGGATTGTTTTCCTGTAAATCATACCAATCAACTTCTTTCGGATGTAATCTATGATATTCTCTCATACTTTATTTATATCTTTCGTGAATTATCATAACGATAATAGATAATTCCTCTTGATAAATCGTATGTTTCTACACCAATTTGTACTCTGTCATCTGGCAATACTCTAATCAAATGACGTCTCATATTACCAGAAACTGTACATAAAACAATATTGTTATTGTCTAGCATAACTCTGAACATTGCATTTGGCAATGCCTCTAAGACAGTGCCATCTACAAGGACCTTATTCTTTGGTAATTTCTCTTTTAAGTTATTCTGCTGTTTCTTCTTCATTTTCACCAATAACTTCTAGAGGTTCGTCAGGAATATCTTCGGGTTGCTGAATTTCTGCAGCTTCTGCGGCTGCTTCTGCTTCTGCAACTTTCTGCTGTTCAGCTTCCATTTCATTACCATAAGCATTCAATAACTGTTCAGTTTTCTTCTGTGCTTCGGTCTTATATTCCTTTGTTTCCTTACCAAGAATTGCACCTAAATCATTAATATCCAAATCATTTAATGACTTACGTGGATCTACCAAAACTTCATCAGGTTCAACATCTTCTGTTGCTTCATTTGTCTGTGTCTGAATTGGCTTTCTTACTACACGTCTCTTACGTTTCTTGACAACTGGCTTTTCTGGTTGTGGTGCTGGAACTGGACGTTCGATTACAACTGGTTCTGGATTCATAATTTCGTCAATTACATCTTCCAAAGCTTCGTCTAATCTTTCCAATCCAATCATACCATAACGATAGAAAATATCTTCCATCTTTACCTTCATATCTTCAATCAAAGAATATGCTTCTGTCAACTGACGTGGCATCTTTGGTTTAGGAGGTTCAACAGGCTTTGGTGGAGCTTGTCTTACTGCTGGATGACGATATGTTTCATCATCTTCATACAAAGGATATTTCTTTTGTATTGGACGTGGACGTGGTTTCACAGGAGGCAAATCATATTCCTGTGCAGTATGGATAGAAGGCTGTTTTGTTTCAGTCTTCTTTCCATGAATAAAGTCATAAAAGTCTTGATGATCTTTTGAATTTATATTGCTCATAGTTAACCTTTTTATCATAGTCTATTTATATCAATTTGGTTTGCACCTTGTCAATTAGACCGATTTTCTTGGCTTCATTTGCTGACATATAATTATCATATTCAATCATTTTCTTAAGTTCTTCAAGATTTTTTCCTGTCTGCTTCTTGAAAATCTTATTCATAGCATCTGTCCAGTTCTGAACTTCTCTATGGACAATTTCAATATCTTTTAGCTTACCACCAAACAAATCAATTCCTGCCTGATGGACCATGATACGTGATGATGGGAATGCATATCTACAACCCTTTGTACCACTTGCCAAAATTACTGACGCCATTGATGAACATGATCCACAACAAACTGTGTTGACTTGCACACCAAATTTTTTGATTTCTTCAATTGCATCTACGACTGCAAAACCTGCTTCACATCCGCCACCTGGTGATGACAAATAAATTGTGATAGGGTCTTTACAATCTGTTTGTGTTCTATAGAAAGACAATCTCTGAATAATACGAATAGCAATTTCCCAATCAATGGTACCTACTACCCACATTGTTCTTTTGATTTCAAAGTAATTTTGTCTTACTTGTTCAAAATAATTACCCATGCTACCCAAATCTACAGTCTGACCACCTTCATCTTGTGCTGGTGCCTGTTCTGTTTCTTGAGTTGGTACTTCTACTTCAGATTCTTCTTCTAATGACATCTATATATCCCATATTCTCTTTATTAATTTGTTTACGCTTAATACCGCTTCCATCAATTTCATTATCAAATTGGAAATGGATTTTATCAGCCATAATCAATGGTGATCCATACTGAATAACAGCTTCAATATTACAATACTTCACTACATGATATTTCTTAATTACACGATTAAATCTACATTCAATAGTATCTTCAGTTCTATTCAATACTGTATATGAATTATTGTTCTTATCATGATATGTTTTATTTACTTCAAACTTAATCATTACATCTTCTCTTTATTTAAGATTTTATTGATTGAATCATAGACCTTTTCTCTCTTTTCAAAAAGTTCTCTGATTTCTTCTTCGTTCAAGTCACTAAAATTCTTGATAAACATTCTTGCATAGTCATTAAAATTCATGTATACGTCTTCAATGACTGATGCAAAAACCATTTTTGCTGCATTATGTGTTGTCACTTGCTTGTTGTTTACTTCTATAATCATTTACAAATTCCCTAAGTTTTTCACTAAAATTTTCTTTGTCTGTAAAATTATGTGGTAATAACAACAATACCTTTTCAGTCCAATCTTCCAATGAAGTAGTTTCTTGTAGATTCATTTCCAAATTCATTGCTGTTCGACCTAATTCCAATACAGCTTGCATCTTATTAGGGTCATTTAAAATTTCCAGCATTGTTTGTTTTTCATCTAACTTTGAAACATTGATTTTATCGAAGTTTGGTGATTTCCAATTATGCTTCTTCTTCGCCATTATTTCTTGCCTTCATTCTTTCGTTTGCGGCTTTTGCGGCTTTATTCAATAAATCACGCTGTTTTTCTAAGTATTCCTTATACTTATTTTCGCCTGCTTCTTGATCTTTATTCATCATTTCTTCGAATGCATCTAATTGACTAAACATTTCTTTCAAATTAGACATTTGCTGTTCGTCATGATTACAAATTCTTGCAGCAGTCTTCATATCTTCGACTTGTTCTAATACCTTACCAAATTGACCAAATGCAGTTTCACCGAAATTCTTCTTATAGAATTCATCTTCCTGCACCATGTTTTCTGGGTTATTGATATTAGCTTCTTTCATGGATTGATATTCATTCAAGATAGCATTTAATACATTCTGATATACTCCATCACTTACTGGATGACAATACTTCATTGCTTTCTTGTTGTGAATATTCTTTGGAAATACGACATAAAACTTTTCATTTTTCTTATAAAGTTTTAGGCCTGTTATGATAAATGCATTATCAATAGTAAATTGACAAATTGCTAAACAGTCAAATTTTCCATTCTTTAATGGCATTACAGATACGTTAGTTATTTCCATATAAGTTCTCCTTTTAGTAATATAATAAATTTAGTTATTTTTGTAAATAGTTATTTACGAAAAATCAGTCTACAATTTCTATGCCTTCCAATGTTTGGGCATACAAATATAGATTCTTTAAATCATAATCAAATAATTCCTTATCGATTATGCCTTCATTATTTATGATTGACAAAATATGCTTGAACATTCTCTGAACTTCTGGACGTTCCTCAAAGTCAATGAATTTCTGCATATATTCTTTTACTAATGTTGGAACATGGAATGGGAATTCTGGAATTAAAGTCCAATTTTTTTGATCTAAGAAATTATATGTAAAATCTTCAAGATACCAACATGCCTTTTCCAAATCTTCCTTTGGCTTCTTCTTAAACATGTATCTTGACATATACTTCCATGCATTTCCTAAATCACATCCAAGATAACGTGTGACTTCGATAGTCTGAATACCACACTTGTTTTTGTTATACTGTTTTGGTTTATTCACTGGGTCGAATTGTTCACTCATAGAGTAGTTTCCTTCTTATTTAGTGTTTCTAGAATCTTATGTTCTAAGTCTTTCTTTAGTTGTATTTGTTTTTGAATTTTATCATTCTTTCTTGCTTCCTCTTCCTTTTCTCTACGAATTCTTAGAGCTTCAGCAATTCTGAATGGTAAAAATACGCATAAAAAATATCCAAATGCTATACCAACAATTGGACCGATTGTTTTCAATACGGTAAATAGAAGTTTCTGTGCTGCAACTCCATAAACTCCAAAACCGATTAAAACAAGAGAAAAGACAATTGCGGCTGCAATGCCAGCAATTATCTTTTTATTTTTAAAAATTTTAAGCCATGAAAAAACTTTCATTAGATACCTTCAGTATCATCTAGGACCATTGTGCATTCTACACCAGGTACCCAGTAATAAGTCTGCTTTTCACCATCTTTAACAATTTCATATTCTTCCATTACACCTTGGTTAATCAATGTTCTGTCACCAACTTTAATTTGTAATGGAATTAGCTCATCCTTTGGCATAAAGTATGCACCCTTACCGACTGCAACTACTTCACAATAACAATATCCCATATTACCAAATGATGGAATGAAAATGCTTCCTGCTACTTTGTCGTTAATTTTCTTAACTAAAACGTTTGCGCCCTGTACTCTCATTAGACTGATTCTCCATCTTCTAGAATTATACGACAATCCTGTGCAGCAACTAGATATTCATCTTCAGCAGGCTTTTCACCATTATAACGCAAATTGATTTTTGCTAATACAGAGTTGTTAATCAATACACGATCACCAACTTTTACTTCAGGTTCAACATATTTTCCGGTATATGGATTATAGCGACCTGGTCCCACATGTAGGACTTCACAAAGTGAGTTTCCAATCTTCTGTCCAATGTCTGCAACGAAAATACCGCCTGCAGTCTTATTTGAACATTTCTTCACAATAATTTTATCATCAGTTAGTTTCATTTTTTCTCCTAATAAAAAGAAGACAATAGTTTTTCTATTGTCTTCGAAAATAAAGTTAAAACCTCTAGTACAAACTTAATAAACTTTATTTAACTCAAATCAACAATAGAGGTACAAGCTTAACTTATTTATAACTAATCTAATTCATCGACCTTTCCGTCCTTAGTCCAAATTGGCTTCCAACCGGCCTTACGAACGAAAACATCAATCTTTTCAACATACTTCTTATTCTTGTATGTTTCCATCAATTCATCGGTATAGACGATATGCTGAAATGGTTCTCCAAATGGCTTACCGTTTTCATCACAATGATAACTAGTTATGCGATAAACGTTCATTCTTCACTCCTTGTTATATGTTCAACGTTTACAAGTACAAATATAATAAAACAGAGAGGCTTGTAAACCCCTCTGTGATATAAAAGATTCTAATTTTTTAACATGCTGCAGCCAAACGTTTCCAGTGTTCAAGACCTGCGTGACGTAGTTGATAAATCTTGATGTAAGTACGGAAATTCAATTCTTTTTCCATACCACCCAAAATTTGTTTGTATTCATCAGAAACCATGAAATCAAAGACTTCTTTCTTAATAGCTTCGTCTGTAATATCCTTATCTTCTCCATTCTTTGCAAGAGCCTTATAAATCTTAATACTTGGCAAACATGTCTTAATTCTATTGATTACATCTTCTGCTTTCAAATTAATATCGATTGTCAAACATCTTGTTGGTAATGCTCTATCTTTCTTATAAATGTCATCATAAGTCAAGTTTGAAATGAAGATTACTGCACCATCGAATTCGAAATAACTTGGAATAGGATTCTTGACACCTGCTGCAACTGCTGTTGCCAATTCAGTTTCAATTTCTTTTCTTGTCATTCCAAATGTATCAACTGTGTTTGCGTTATCCCATGAAACTTCTCTGTTTTCACCAGAATCCAAAACACCCTTCAAAATGTTAATACCATCCTTACTATCGAATACTGAGTCACAGTCATCGAATACACAAATCTGATTATAGTGTGTATATAAGAACTTATACATCTTAATAGGAGTACACTTACCTTTCATGATAACGTAATCTTCACCCTTTGTACCATACTTAGCCAAAACCTGATTTACGTTATATGACTTACCAATACCACCTTGACCAGTAATCAATAATGCTGGAGAATAACCTGTTGCAACCATCTGTGTATATTCATTCAAGTTTTCGAATACAACATCTGGATCAGAATACTTTGTCTTTGACAATGTTTCATTTGCTTTCTTTGCACATTCTGGTGGTGCAACTTTTTCAGGCTTACCTGGTTCAACTACAACCTTCTTACCACCTTTCTTCTTAGGTTCCAAAGGTAATTCTGGTTCAGATTCTGTTCCTAAAATCTGGTCGACCTTTGCTTGAATTTGTTTCTTATTATAAGTATTACCATTCTGTTTCAATACAGACTGAATTTGGTCAACTGTCCAATCTGCAGCAACATCTTTAATAAAATCTGCTGGAGATGGCCATTCATTACCTTCATACTTAATTGCTTTTTCTACAATAAAAGATTCATACATTTCATCAGATGTTTCTGATTCTGTTGTGATTGCTCTAATAATTTCTGGCAATAACTGAACGAATGATGCATCATTTGGACCAATATCTGCAGTCTTAATTTCTTTTGAAGGTTGATTTGCACTTCCTGCATAATCTTCCCAATAGTTAATAGAATAGAATTTCTTTCCATCCCAGTTAACTCTCAATGCATCATTATTATCTGATACATACAAAATACCAAAGAATACACCATCTGCATTCTTATATGTTTCACCTGTAATTTCCTTAAAATCTGAACCAATCTTTCTACCAATGAATTGTGCTACTTTTCTTGATGCACTTGCAAGATTTGATTCTCCGACTGATGCTTCATTAATAAAATCTGTAAATCTCATCTTATTCTCCTAAATAGTTAATATCTTTATTCTATTTATAAAAGAAAAGAGAGTTATAAAACTCTCTTTAAGTTATTTAGATGTGTCTTTAAAAATCGGTGAACATTCTCCCTTTCGTGGATTGTTATCCTTATAAATCATAAAGATTCCAAATCCAAGGAGTGATAGAAAAAATGCAACGTATGCCATAATTGGAGAAATTGCTGCAATTATACTGAATGCAAGAACTAGTCCAAACGTCCATTTAAGATAAGTCTTTAACATAATTCCTCCTAAATATGATTTTCTTCTACATACTGTTGTAATAGTTTTTCTGAACGTTCATAAACGTGTAAACTATCAATATGATAATGAATTAAACCTGGCTGTAAATCAGGATATGTATGACGTAATTCTTCATACAACATCTGATATACAAATGAAGACCATGCAAAATCAAATGGAGCACCAGTAATTGCATCACATGATCTCTGAGAATGAATCATCTCTAATCTATTATTTCTAATAAAGAAATGAGAATAATTTGTACAGATAAAGTCATGCTTTCCATTTTCAGTTGCGTCATGATGAATTGATGGACGTGTATAAATCAACATTGCTTCTCTAGAATTTGGATCAGCTTGGAGCTTCTTCAAACAGTTTTCATATTGATTACCATTTGCTTCTGAGAATACACACCATCCATAATTAGAGTTGATTTCCTGCTTGTCATCCTTTGATGCACAGAACTGCCAAATCTTAATATCATCCATCCAACCCTTGATAGACAAATCTTGAGACATATACCATTCATGTTCTTTTTCAAGATAATTCATTGGCATATCACGGAAAATATGTAGATATGGCTGAAATGGAGATAGTCTCAAATCAACGTCAATCATTTCCCAGGTATTACCAACCTTAATACCTCTCTTATATAGTTTTGCAATTGGGTCACAAACCTGAATTTTGATAATATCATTATTGTCAAAAATCTGTGGCTTAATATTGAAGTCTTCTTTTAGTTTAAAATCCTTAATCATTTTTCGTCATCCTTATACATGTTAAATAATTCCATAAAACCATCATACAATTCTTTCTTATCAACCTTTGTTTCCAATTGGTCAATATATCCTTTGAATAATGATAACAAATTAAAATCACCGCTTTCAATCTTAATATCACCATAAGAAACATCCTTTGGCATGATATTTAGATTGATTGGATATGCTGGAACTTTCTTTTCAAGATCTACTAACAAATTATAAATTTTCTTTGTTTCAGTAGACAAATCATAAGGAACATCAATATCAATAACATTTCCAGTAATCACATCTTTATTAATTTCTGGATAAATGAACTTAATGAAGCGAATTGATTTTACGTTTTCTACAAATTCAACTTCATCAGTCTTCATATCAATAATGGTAATACCTCTAGGTTCATATCTATCAATACGAGTTAACTGATATGGACTACCAATATAATTGATTGAAGTTCCATCTAGATATTCTTTTGTATAACGTTTATGATAGTGACCTGAATAAGTATGCTTGATTTTGGCTGTTAACTTTGATGCAGGAACACCAGCATCACTTAATCTTCCACCACCCATATCAAATCCAATAATATCAGCATGACAGAAACAATAATCGAAGTCTTCTGCTACAATCTCATCAAATTGATTATAGTCAGTCATCCAAGGAAGCATTAAACATTTCTTACCATCAATGATAAGTTTCTTTGGATTTTCATATACATGACAATTAGGAAGCAAATCAATCATCTTTAATGAGTTTACTTCAGTAGTAGTTGTATGATAAATGTCATGATTACCTACAATAATCTGACAAGTGAAATCCTTTAATGTTTCCTTGAATAACTTTAATACGATATTATCAGTTTGAACATTAACAGATTGACGTGTATCAAACACATCACCTAATACAAATAAATTCTTTATATTTCTACTTTTTAATTCAGGGACTAATTGGTCTTCAAAAAATCTCAATTGACTTTGTAAGAACGTTTTGTCACTCTTCTTAATACCAAAGTGTGCGTCCCCTATCACCGCAATTTTCATTAAACCTCACATTCTAAATAACTTAACTTTTTAAGAAAATCCTCAAATGTTATTTCCTGATAATCAGAAAAACAACGAATATAAGTCTTTTCATTTTCTACGGTTAAATAATAAGTTAAATTATTAGTTTTGTAAACATACTTCAGTATGTTTTTCCCAACAAAATCATCTGATTTGTTAAATCTAGACTTATGAATTTTCTTTATATCAGAATTCTTTAAGAGTCTCCACTTTTTCTCGTTTTCCATATTCATTCCATACCTTCTCAAATTCTTCAAAGGTAATTGGCTTTTCTCCTAGATATGGAGAAATATAGAATCCTATTGTATCACCTTGACCTTGTTTGAATTTGAACTGTAAATTTGTCTGTGGGTGAAAATAGATTTGTGTTTCATAATCAAACAAATCAAAAGGCTTTCTGGTAAAGCCTGCTGATTCTGTATAATATGTTGCGTTCTTAAAATCTATTTTGTACCAACGTTCTTTATAGATCTCTGCCATTATTTTACCTCTAATTCACTAAATAAACCTTTCTTCTTAATCTCTATTGTTTTATTTATTTCAATCTTAACGTCATCAATCTTGTGTGATACTAGATAAATTCCTAATTTCTTTTCATTATCTGAAACAATGTTATACAATGTTGCCAAGAATTGTTCAATACCATTCTTATCGATACCACCATCCAAGATTTCATCGATAAATAGTAAGTTGCAACTCCAGTTAGAAATGATACGACTGATATTAAAGAATGACAACAATACACTCATATCAATACGTGTCTTTTCACCACCTGAGAATTGGTCATATTCCATATCTGAACGGCCATTGATAATTGTCTCTTGCATTTGTTCATCAAATTCTAGACAAATTGGTAATTCAAATTTCTTTAAATATGAATTGATATTCTGATTCAAAATTGGAATTAACTTTCTAAAGAAATATACCTTAATACCATCATCACCCAAAATATCAATCAATTCCTTGTCAATTTCAATCTGATGTGTCAAGCCTGTAATGACCTTCTTCAATTCCTTCATTTGTTCATTTAAAGACTTAACCTTTTCTTTATATTCATCCAAATTAAATGGACACTGACGCTTATCAATTTCTTCAAGTTTCTTATTGCACTGATTGATTTCACCATTAGAATTATTCAATGACAATTCTTCTTGAGACTTTCTCATCTCAATGTTTCTAATCATTGCAATATTTGCATCGTATTCTTTCTTCAATGCATTGTATGCATCTTCTTCTGCCTTCAACTGAGGAATGACTGTATTTGTCAATCTATCGATTTCTTCAGTCAATTCTTTTATATGCTTTTTAGCATGTTCACCAGATAATTCAGAACCACACATTGGACACAAAGGATTGTCCTTCAACTGGTCTAATGTCTTTTGAATACGCTTCTTTTCGTTTTCTGATATACCTAGAGACTTGATTGTCTTAGAATATGCATTTGTATCAGGTTCTACTTTTGTCTTTTCTTGAAGCTCTGTTATCTTATCTGTAGCAACCTTGATATTCTTCTGATTCTTTAATACAATTTTATTCAATTCATCAATACGAGCAACAACATTTGCTTTATCATTTTCATTATTCGTATTGAAGTTAGCGATATACTGAGTCATATCACTAATATATTTCTTGTTATCATTTATTTGCTTTTCTAGAGCTGAGGATTCAGTAATCTTCAACTTTTCTTCAGATTGTTCAAGAGTCTTACGTCTCTTGACTTCCTTACTCATTTCTGCCAATACGTCAATATTGAAAATGTTTTCAATCAATTCACGCTTTTCCCAAATAGGCATACTCAAGAAAGGCTTATTATTGGTGACTGCTACACCAACAATATTCTTAAACAACTTCTGATTGATACCAAGTAATTTGTCAATTTCAGCCTGATTAAGTTTCTTAGAAGATAATTTATCTAGAACTTGACCATTCTTATAAATTTCAAATACAGTAGGCTTCAAACCACGAACAATCTTCCACTTATCAAATCCAATATTGAATTCAATTTCAGTGACAAGGTTCTTTTCATTGATACGGTTGATTAGTCTATTCAACTTGATATTTCTGAAAGGCTTTCCAAATAAAACGAAATTCAAGGCATCAAGAATAGTTGACTTACCACTTCCATTAGGAGCACGAATCAAATTTATTCCATTTGAAAAATCAATTTCAGTAAAGTTATTACCATAACTCAATATATTCTTAAATCTTAATTTATTAAACTGTACAAACATATTATCGTTCCTTTACATGAAATATACAAATTATTTCTTCTTTGATGGCATCTTATTCATCAATTCATTCAGAATTTCTTTGTCCATTTCTCTTTGCATTTCATTTTGCAATCCATCTAACATATCATCAAATAGACCACGTGGCTTCCATTTCTTTTCTCGGTCATCTTCCTTATAAACTGAATCAAGCTGATATTCCTTATAAAGTCTATGCTGACCTTTTTCATCTAGCTTATAATAGTCATCTTGTGACATCTTCTTAATATCATGCAACCATCCATGGAAATCATCTTTTTCTCCACCATGCATTGCACTAATATCTTGTTGTGCTTCTAAAGAAAATGATGACTTTAACTGTCTTGTTTTTAACTGTCTTGTTTTTACTCTAATTGGCTGTTTGGCTATAGCAATACTTGCTTTCTTAATTGCATCAATTATACTTTCTGTATTTTCTTCTTGAACTACTTCGTCTATAAAATTACTCATGTAAACCTATTCTCTTAATTGCTACCATCTTAACCAATTTCTTGTAAAAATCATCTGTGCATCTCAAATAAAGTAGCATCAACTGATTTGGTG